GGCCGACGCCAAAGCCAAAGGCGTCAACGTCCCAGACATCGCCCACCACCTCGGCGTCACCAAGCGGACCGTCTACCTCTGGCTCAAGTAAAAGAGAATGTCCCCCGGTCCAGGAAGGAAGGGACCGGGGGACAAGCTGAACCAATAGGCATCATCAAACTATTGGCAGGACTCACATTGTAACGCTTCCATCGGGTCAATCGGACACACCACACCGTCGACCATCTCCAGGCCATCCATTACTTGCTCGCAGGACGGTCGTAGGTGAGCACGGAAGTCAGAAGAGACATGATAGCGGCAAGCGCCGACACGCTGAGCACGTTCACCCAATCGACCTCAAGAATCCCAATCGCGTCCACACCAATCGTCGCAATCGCAACCTGGGCCGCCGTCTTCAAGGCACGCTCGCCACTGAAGGACCAATACTTGTTCCATTTATCCATCGGGATTCTCCTCTTCTCTCTTCGAATGGAGCCGGACATCCTCATAAGCTGAAGCTCCCGTATAGACCGAGAGAGCGGCTCCCATAAGACCGGCAACACTCAAGACTACCGTGTCAAGAACGCCACGGTCGTCACCACTCGCGAGGACCCAAAGAATTACCACCGCACCGAACACGAGCGTCCCGAAGACAGCGCGTCGACGGTACTTCCACGACGGCTTACCCATTAGCCCACCAGTGAGATGACCCAAGGGACCACCGCGGCGACCAGGCCGAGGCCCCCAAAGAGTTTCCACATATTCGTCTCGACACGACGGAGACGAGTCTCATGGTCCGTCAGACGGACGTTGACATCGTTCTCCAAGTCATCCAGCTTCTCTGATATTCCAGGAAGTTGGTTGCCGAGGCGTTCCAGCATCGACTGAATCTTCTGAACTTGAATGTAGAGCTCCTTCATCGTGATACGGGTCGAGGATTCTTCAGTCATGACAGTGTCCCCTGATTGAGCTGACGTTGAAGAGCAGAGATTGTCAGACGGCCCCATACGCCGTCAGCCTTCACGCCGAGACGTTCTTGTACCTTGCGACGTGTTTCGGGCCCCAGAACGCCATCTACGGACGCTCCGGCCCACTTCTGAAGCGCTCGGTACGTCATGACACCAGGTCGACCGTCCGGGACACCCTTGTAGAAGCCCTTCTCCTTGAGGTGCGCTTGCCACCGCTTCCATGTCTGGCGGCCCAGCTTCCCATCCACCTTGAGCGGGGGAGGGGTAACCGATGGCGAACCAATCAGGAACGGGACGGGGTCGACCGTGTCACCGAACTTCCTGGACCGGCGAACCTCCCAATGGAGGTGTGGCCCGCTGGAGAGTCCCGTGTTTCCGGAATGAGCTACAACTTCGCCAGCCTCGAACCGTGAACCGACAAGCAAGTGAGACGGCTTGCTCAAGTGGTAGTACACCGTGAACACGTCATCCGCGTGTTTCAGAATCAGAGTGATACCACCGGAAGCTCCAGAACCCTTGTGAACGACAATCCCGTCAGCCGGAGCGGTCAGCGGTGTCCCCTCGGGGAGCGCTACATCGACTCCGTGATGGAATCGGACCTTCCCGGTAATCGGATTGCGGCGAGGTCCGAATGGACTTCTAGCGTTGACGTGGTAACCCTCCGGCCAGGGTTGTATGAGTTTCATGGGTTAGACCTGAACTTGGTCGCAGAAGTGGCCACCACACGAAACACCACAGTCACCTTGACAATCGTGTTGTTTCGCACAGAAGGGACAGTTACGTTCACTCACTCGGAACCACCACCCAATCCCCAGCATCCTCATCCCAGGTGTACGCTTCCCCATCTTCAGGCATCGGAATCGGCGCTTCCCATAGGCAAGTGTCCTCATCAAGAACCCAAGAATCGTAGGGCTGAGGCGGAATGAACGCATCCCGTTCCTCATCGTAGGTGAAACCTATGCCAGCGTAATTCTTCCTGAGCGCCTTGGACTGGTCCTCACTAGGGACACGGTTGCCGTCATCATCGGTTGTGTAGTGGACACCCCCGTAGGTGTTGTAAGAAGTCTGACGGTACACATCGCCAGTCCGTGCGGTCAGTTCCGCTTCCAGCCCATCATCTTCTTGACGCCCTACGGTCACGAAGGTCACGATATTGTTTTCATCTAGTTTGGCAAAATGGCTCATGCGATAGTCACCGTTTCCGAAGTTGTGCTAGTAGCCGTGACGGTGTACACATCTTCGTCCCCGATTCTAGCGACAGAATGTGTCACACCAGCGGAGAACTGTACGATAGCGTCTTTTGATATTGAGAAGACAACGAGTCCGGAACCGCCAGCGGAACTGTCCCCACCACCACCGCCTGTGTTGACGGTTCCAGGTGTCGTGTTGCTTCCGCCTCCTCCGGAACCGCCAGCCCCGCTAGGTCCGCCGCCACCACCGCCAGCGCGCGTGACTGCCGAACCTGTGATGGACGAAGAAACACCATTTCCGCCCGTGCCTCCGGAACTTCCACTGGAGTTCGTTCCGGCGCTTCCGGCACCACCACCGCCACCAGCAGGGTCCACTGGTCCAACGATTCCGTTTGAGCCGTTATAGCCCTGCCCCGAAGTTCCCGCACCTCCGGAACTCGAAAAGCGACCACCTCCACCGCCGGAACCTCCGGAGCCACCAGAGGCGTTGTTGGACACACCACCGTATCCCCCGCCCAAAGAAGTGACAGTGCTAAAGACAGAATTGTTGCCGTTATTTCCGCCAGTGGCACCACCAGCGCCAACGGTTATGGTGTAAGAACCTGCGGATACAGCAATGGGAGATTCAGCACTAGCCCCACCTCCGGAGGACTCACCGCTAACCGAACACCGATATCCACCTGCGCCACCGCCACCCTGGTTGCTTCCGCCGCCGCCACCACCGCCAGCAATAACAAGATATGTAGCGGAGAAAGGTCCACCAGTGGCAGGGGACATTTTGTTACGCTTGCCTAGACTGGTGAGGGTAGTTCTCGACATAGAAGTAACAGCCATTAGTTGCTACCCCCTTAGACGGTTACTTCAGCACCGAAAGCGTTGATGGAAAGTTCCGAAGCGGTCCCAGCCGCGGCCACCGACATGACATCGCTTGCTTCCATCGTGATTCCCAGAGTCAGGGTTGTCGAATCGTTTGCGGCCACGGGCACATCGTATGCCAACCAGTGCTTCGAGGAGATAGCATCCCCTTCGGTGCGAATCGCCAGACGGAAAGTGTCAGCGGCAGAAGCACGGTTCGCGATGATGACAGTCGACACCACCGTCTCAGTCGAAGCCGGACAAGTGTAGAGGTCCGTCAGCGAAGAAGTGGTCAAGTCAAGCTGACCGAGAGTCTTGTAGTTACTAGCCATTCATTGTCTCCTTGTTATGCCCCCATGAGGAGGAACGTCTGTTCGAATCCTACCGAAGCGCCGCCCACGGCCTGCCATGAGCTACCACTGAACACCTCGACGCTATCGGTGTCGGCAAGGTAACTCATCATTCCTTCTGCCACAGCGGTCCCCAAAGCGGAACCACGAGCGGCAGTGCCAGCGTAGACCTGAACAACCTGGTCTTGGAGATACGCCTGGACGTTCGCGGCGGTCAAGACCTCTCCGGCCTCGAATACGCGCCAGCCACTTCCAGCCATCATTACCTCCTACGGGGCCAAGACATTCGTCGTGTCCATTGTACCGAACACTGAGTCATTCAAGACGAGGAACGTCCTGGCAATCTGAGCCACACCAATAACCATGTCATGAGTGGTGCGGCCAATCTCATGGTCCAGCCGGATGACCTGACCGTATTGTTCTATGGGGTCACCAATCCCGTTCGGAGTGAACTTGACCTTGATGACCGAACCCAACTCCAGGCCGAGGACCTGAGCCCGCTCACCGGACGTCATCTTGTCCAGAGACAACTCGATTCCAGAGAACCGGAACTCAGGCTCCGCATACTTCGCCACAATCCAGTCGGCAATCCTCTGGGCCTCGTCAATGTCCGACAGAAGAGTCGTGAACGTGTCAGAGACCACACCGTAGGAAGTCCGTGAGCGTTGGTTCACTGAGGAGACGTTACCGACCGGGGTCTCGACCGTGACCGTGTTCAGGAGGAGCTCCGCACCGTACTCGACATTGACTCTCGAGTACGGGATTCCCGTACCGTCATCGGCGAAGTCCGTGACCGCTCCGGACGTTGGTGTGAAGTCCAATCTCGACCGGAATTGAAGGTCACCGTTCTTAGCGATGAAGAGCGCACCCTGCTCAGACTCGGCCACAGCCTTGAGATAGTCCAGAGCGTTGC